GGAAAGGGGAGGCCCCCCGCCGGGGCGGGGGGCCTTTCTTCTAGGAGTTCCGAATTCCGTTTCTGAGTTCGATCAGGTCCTCGGGGTCGAAGAGTCCCTGGTATCTGGGGAGTTTCCGGAGCTTTCTCTCTGCGTCTCGGAGGGGGATTCCGGTCTCGGCTCGGAGCCAGTGCTTGGATTCGACCAGGTTGCTGGTGAAGGTCCGGGGGAAGATCCCTCTGTTATCTCGCATTTCAGTTTTCCTTTCCATCTCGGGAGCTTTTCTCCCTTGCTGTACTTATAGTCTACCCCGGCCGTGGCATGGTGTCAAGCCGGGCCGGGGTAGATTCTTGTGGTGGTGGTCACTCTCCGAGGCTGCGTTCGAGCCGGGAGAGCCTGGCGTCCACGACGCCGATTTCCTGTGAGAGTCGCCGGATGGTGCCGGCGTGCTCGTCCCGGAGGGCGTGGACCTGGCCCTCCACGCGGGCCAGGCCCTCCGCGAGGGAGCGGCCGTCACCCTGGGGTTCCATCCGGCGTCGCATCGCCCGCAGCTGCCTCCACACGGGGACCAGGCCGGCAAGAGCCGTCAGGACGCCGGCGACGGCGGTGAGGATCGGAGCGACGTGCTGCACTACTGGCCGCCTCCTCCCGACGTCGGGGCCGGGGCGGGGGCCGGGAGCTGGGCGACGTGGGCGGCAGCCGCCGCCTGAGGGTCGAGCTTGGTCTCGGGCGCCGGAGACGGCGCAGTGGGCGCCTCCGCCTCGGATTCCGGCTCGGGCTGCGCCGGCGTCTCCGGGGCCCCCGTGACGGCAGAGTGGCGGCCGCGGACGGAGTCCTTGCCGTAGACGTTGACGGTGCTGGCTTTGGGGTCGCCGGGCATCAGGTCGTAGAGGCCGGAGGCGGTCAGGCCGAGCACGATGCCGCGGGCGACGGCGTCGAGGTAGCCGGATCCGGTGGAGTAGGCGTCTCCGCAGGCGACGGCGACGCCGGCGAGCACGGAGACCAGCGGCGCCAGCCGGGACGGGAGGCCGGTGCGCTTGGCGAGGTTGGTGAGGGCGACGATGGCCGGGACGGTCAGGAGGATACTCATATGTTCGCCCCCAGCGCCCGCAGGTCGTCGAGCAAGGATTTGGCCTGGGCGTGGACGGCCTCCATGAGGGTCTGGACCGTCTCCGGGTAGGCGCTGTGCTCGGGGATGTCTGGGTTGGCGATCTTGATCGCCTGGTACTCCTCCCAGCTGATCCGGCGCATGCTGCAGCCAGTGACCAGGTAGGCGACATTGTCGCCTACACGCCATACAATGATCATTTCTTCTCCTAGCGGTGGTTTGATGGGTTCCGGTTCCTCGGGGGTGTCCCCGAGGGCCGCGTGGTAGATATCGTCCAGCTGGTCGATCTTGGCGTCATACGGGCAGTTTTTCCCGTAGGCGGTGGACCACCTGGCGCCGGTCTGCGCCCTGCACCAGGTTTTCCGGTCGGTCGGGTCGAATCGCCCGAAATCCCCGGCACAGCCCAAACGATGCCAGGCGAGGCCGCGCAGGTCGCCGGGCGTGGCGATACGCCGAGGGACGTGCGGGTGGGTGTCCCATATCCAGGCGAGCAGCTGCCCGAGCGCGGTCACCTGCGAGGAGGTGAGGGCCCGCTCGGAGGCGCCGTCCCACGTCTCCACCGAGATGTCGCCGAAATTCCCGGCGCCGGAGGCCCGAGTGGCCTGCGACGTGGAGGCGTACTGGTACACCTCCCCGACGCCGTTGACGTAGAACGTGCTGTAGGTGCCGCGGTAGGGCCCGTACCTGTAAAGGTTTTGGGCGCCGGAGACGGCGGTGTGGAGGGTCATCCGCACCGGCGTATGCGACCGGTCGGAGGTTTCTGCGTTGAGGGGCCAGTGGTTGGCCCCGGGATACCAAGCCATAGATTGCCTTTCTTTAGTATCCTATCGCGGTCCACATGAAAGCATACGGGACGTTGCCGCCGGATCCGCGGAAGCGGGCCCGGAACTTCTCTGTGGACAGCGAGTCGATTTCGAGGGGACCCGGGGGCGGCTGGCACTGGAATTGCGCGTTGTTGATCCCAGACAAGGGCGTGCACGTGATACTGCATACGCCTTCCTGGAAAGTCACCGGGAAGCCCGCCTCGGGCATGTAGGTGAAACCGTCCTGGATCAACGTCGGATAGGCGAAGACAATGCCCGTGACGATCCGGCACTTTTTCCAGTAGGCGGCCTGCGCCGTGCCGGAGATGGAGGTTCCGTTGGTGTGCGACGCTACCAGAGAGTTATCGATGGCCTCTGTACGGCATTCGAGCAGCGTATCGTTGAGTTTCTTCGCCGTCAGGAGTTCGCCGTCGGTGAAATTATACATGTCAGTCCTTTCCTTTCCACCGGATGGCTTCCAGCCATGCCGGCACGTACTCGTAGGGGATTGGTTTCTGTAGCTCTAGCGTCGTTTTGACGCTCGTGGTATCCAGAGACCATTTGATTCCCTTGATGTGGCAGGGGTAGGTATCCTGGATAGTGGAGACCATGACGATGTCGGTCAGGTCTAGCTGGGCGGTGCGCCCGACGGTGGCCATGGCGTCGCCGTGGACCCGGTAGGGGTGGGCGACCGCGGGATCGGCTTCGTGCCAGGCGGGGAGGGTGACGGACGAGACCCACGCCGACGGGTAGTTGTAGTAGAGTTTCTTGGTCAGGGTGCCGACGGTCCTAGCCGCCCAGGTGTTTTGGTTGTGTAGGAATTCGAATGTGTTGACGGAGATGTTCACCTGCTTTTTGCGTTCCCCGAACTCGGCTTCGATCGTGCGTTCGTACACCGTGGTCTTCTGTTGTGACATGGTGCCCTTGTCTATCCACTTTTTCTTGTTTTGGTCGTATTCCTGGTCTATGTGGTCGGTGGTGATGTCTAGGCGGGAGATGGCGGAGGACGCGTCGTAGTCGATCGAAGCCTCCGTGGTCTGTGGATAGACCGTCCCCGACTGGTACTGGGTGATGCCGCCGGCGTCGATCATGTAGCCGGTCGGGAGATTGTCGGGCGGGGACCACGCGAAAGCCAACCATCCGCGGCTATCGATGAACCACGGCCTGCAGCCGGTGGCGGTGATGATGTCCAGCCACTGGGCGAGGGACCGATCCGTGTAGGGGGCGCGGTGGACGCCCAACCTGGACCACCCATTGTCGGATTTTAAAGTGGTGTGCCACGAGATTCCGTTGGGGCCGGTCACTTCGCCGATTCCGTTCGCCGTCCACACCCACCCCTCGGAGAGCGGCCCCACTGAGGTTTTGGCGGCGAGTTTGGCGGTGGAGTCCACGGAGGTGATTTCGGTGGTGTAGGTGCCGTCGGGCTGGTAGTGGGAGACGACGGTGTCCACGGTGCCCGTGAAGATCGGCGTCGCGGACGGGATGTGCACGAGGATGGTCCGGCGGCCGCGGTGGATCTTAGCCACGCGGGGGTCATAGGCGTCCCGGTAGGTGGCTTTCATTGTGCCGATTTTATAGTTGGAGGTGATTCCGTCGTAGTCCATGCCGCGCTCGGTCGTGACCGTGACGCCGTTTTCGAGCATGTTGACCCATATCAGGTCGGCGTCGGAGGGCGGGAGCGTGTACTGGCCGAGCCGGATGTTGCCGAGGGTGTCCCAGTCGCCCACTTTCCGGGTGGGGTCGGGGAGCGTGGTGGAGCCGAGGATGATTTTGCCGAGGCGCTGGTCTGCGGTGGCCGGGTCGGGGAGCTGGGCCATGAGGGCGTAGGCCTCCGGGCCCGTCGCCGCCAGCCCGTCTCCGGGGATTTCCAGCTCATGCTCCACGTGCAGCTCGCACTCCTGCCCGTCGCATACCTCGGGGGTCTCTATGGTGAGCCGCTGCAAATACCGTGGGTTGTAGGAGAGCCAGGTGCGGTCGGTGCCGTCCATGGTCTGGGTGCGCACCGTGCCCTGGATCCCGATCCGGGCGGTGGCGCCTGTGACGGTGGGGCATTTGATGGTGACGGTGACGGCCGGCTGCCACGTGGCGGGGATGGGCGGCAGGTCGATCGTGACCAGGTCACGACTGTCGGCCTTGAACGTGAAATCCCCCTTCGGATCGTGCCGCTGATTGTCGGGGACGAAGACACGCACCTTGTCTTGGCCCCACTGGTCGCCGGAGCGCTGGCGCCAGTGTTTGGGCGCGAAGTCAAAGCGCGAGACGGGCGGGTAGACGTGCATGGTGCCTCCTATCCTACCAGGTGCCGGCCGGTGGCGCGCTCGTAGTCGCGGATGGCGTCTACGACGGCCTGGCCGGAGCGGGCGTCGGCGGTGAGGGTCTGGACGGTGATGTTGACGGGCCGTGTTTCACGTGGAACCGCAGCTGCGACGGTGGGGAGGGGCATGCCGGCGGGGACGCCGGCGAGGGCCTGCCCGTCGATCATGCCCGGCATTCCTCGGGTCAGGCTTTGGAGGGAGGATCGGACAGCGCCGTACCGGGACGCCATCCCGTCCACGAGGCCTTGGATGATGAGCTGGCCGGCGCCGCGCAGGAGGGTGCGGTCCACGGACTCCGGGCCCTTCCACGACGTGAGCTTGTTGGTGAGCCATTTGAAGCCATCTTTGATGGCGCCGAAGCCGCTCTTGATGCCGTCCCATAGGCCTCCGATGATTTTCTTACCAACATTCAAGAGGATTTTGCCCGCGTTGCCGAAAGCCTTCACTATCTTTCCTGGAATTTCGGCGACCCAGCCTACGACTTTGGTGATCCCGTTCCAGACAGAGGATGCTATCTGGCCTATCACGCCCCACACTTTGGAGAGCAGCTTGCCGAACCAACCGATAACCATCCTTATGGACCCTATGATGGTTTGGAATGTTATTTTGATTTGGTGGGCGGCGGCGCCGATGACGGATTTGATCCCGGACCAGATGGATTTGATGACGCCGAGTAGGCCCTGGAACGCGGAGCCGAGCCAGCCGGCGGCGGTGCGGATGCCGGTGAAGACTGCGCCGATGACGGCGCCGGCGCCGCTAATGACGGCCTTGATGCCGGCCCACACCCAGCCGGCGACGGTCGCGATCCCGGTGAAGACGGCGCCGATGACGGCGGCCCCGCCCTTCAGGAGGGCGATGAGGCCTTCCCAGGCGGCTTTGACGATGGCGACGGCGCCGGTGAAGATCAGCTTGACGCCGTCCCAGGCCCAGCCGACGACGGTGGCGAGACCGGACATGACGGCGGAGACGGCCGTGACGCCGAGCTGGAAGACAAGCTTGATGGCCTCCCAGGCGATCTTCAAGGCGACCGCGGCGGCTTTGACGACGCCTACGAGTAGCCGCCAGGCGCCGACGAAGACGCCGCCGATGACCCTGCCGAGGCCGGCTAGGAGTCCGGGGAGCTTGCCGATGAGCGGGACGATATGGTCGGCGATGAAACCCGTCACTTTGGTGACGATGGGTAGCAGCATGTTGCCGAGCTTGGCCTTGGCATCTTCCCACTTCGCGGACAGTACTTGTTGTTTGTGCGCGAGGGTGTCTGTTTCCCGGGCGAATTTCCCGGTCGAATCCGCGCTCTGCTTTTGAATCAGGGACAGGGTAGCTGCCTGTGTGGCCTGTGTGGTGAGCTGCCCGTTGACCTTTTTGTAGCCCAGGGCCGCGGCTTCGGCGTCGATAGCGTTCTGAGTGAGGGAAATGCCGTATTTCTCGATCGGATCCCGTTCTCCTTTGAGGGCTGCGGAGAGCGCGTCTACGGCGTCTTTCGTGTTGCCGCCGAACTGGGCGGATAGGTCTGCGCCGATTTTAATGACTTTGTTGGCCTGGTCGGCGAGCTGGCTGGCTGCGGTGCCGCCGTTTTTCAGCTGGGTGCCGATCAACGTGGCCATCTCGTTATACTGGTTGCGGGAGAGTCCGACGGCGTCAGCCGCTTTCTGCGCGTAGGCGTGCACTTGCTTGCTGGACGATTTGAATACGTCGTCCACGGCGCCCATGGATTGCTGCAAGTTGCTGGCGGCGTCGACGGCTTGCTTACCGAGGGCGAAAGCCGCGGTGGCACCGAAGCCTATGGCGCCGGCGGCGAGGCCTTTCATGCCGATGCCGAGGGCGGACATCGATTGCTTGAGCTTGCCGACGCCGCCCTCGGCCTGCCCGATCTTCCCCATCTCCGACCGGAACCTCTTCGTGTCGGCCGTCACACTGATTTTGATTGACTGCTTGCCTGCCACCTTGATAGACTCCTTCCCGTCAGTTGATTCGATCCTGACATCGGGGGAAGCCCCCCCCGGGCCTGAGTTTGTTCTCCGCTTCTCTCTCCCTCAGGCCCGGGGGGGGCACTTTCATGCTTTCTGGCGCCGGTTCCATTCGCGGATGAGCGCCGCGGTCTCCATCCTGGTCAGCCCCCAGTACTCACAGGGAGACGTGATGATGCCCGACGCGACCATTGCCGCCATTTGCTTCACGAAACGGCGCCGTCGCCTCGATCGCGGCGGCCTGGCTGGGTGCGTGGGGGCGGATACGGGCGAGGATCCCGGTGAGGGCGGCGTCGCGGGGCGGCTCCGTATGGGAGGCGGCCTCGATGACGTCCAGGGCGTCGGCCATGGTGAGGCCGTCGGCGACGGACGGGGTAATGGCGGGGTCGCCGGGCTGGGCGAGGCGCTGCAGGGCGATGGTGGCGAGGGCGCGCATCATGAGGCCGGGGTCGGGGTCGGCGTCCAGGCCGGCGCCGGTGATGGTCGTGTACATGACCTGCTCCCCGATGGTGAGGGATTCCGCGAAGGCCGAGAAAGCCTCCGACTGCGCGTCATTGCTGGTAGGTTCTCCCATTAGAGTGTTCCTCCGATGTTGTTGTCCAGGCCGAGCTTGTCGCATATCTCGCCCAGGCCTTTCAGGAGATGTTTGACGATGTCCTGGTTGCGGGCTTCGAGGGCCTGCACCAGGAAAGGGTGCGGTTTGATATGGTGGCGTGGCCACCCGTAGTGTTGGACGCCGGCATAGGGGATCGATTTGCGGCCGGCGTAGACCACGGATTTGGTTTTGCCGCGGCCGGCGCGGATCGATCCCGCGAGCCGGCCCGTCTTGTGCGGGGCGAGGGGTTTGGCGGTGCGGACCACGAGCTCGCCGAGCGAGTGCATGAGCTCCTTCATGTCACTCGTCTCGGCGCCGGCCCGGGCGAGGGCCCGCATCGCCCTGTCTGCCCCCTGGATGCGCATGGTGACTCCGTCGCCCACGGAGTAGACGCCGTCATGCATCACAAGGCTCCTTTTTACGCTTGGGTTTTCTTTTCGCGGTTGCGGATCGTGAACTCGATTTCGGTCGTGCTGTCATCGTCGCCGGCCTTGATGCCGATCGCCGGGCGGAGCTTCGGGAACGCGAGCGTCCCGACCCAGTGGGGTTCGTCCACGGTGGGCGTGTCGTTGGCGTGCGGGGCGAGCGTGAAAGGCACGTTGTCTTTGCCGGGATTATCGAAGACTTTCATGAGGAGGGCTTCGGCGCTCGTGGACTGGACGATGGTGACTTCGAGGGTGGCTTTGCCGACGGAGCCTTTCATGACGTCGCCGAAAGTCTTCGTCCCCGCATCCTTGGTCTCCTCTTTCGGGAACTTCCACTCGCTGATTTCGGCGGCGTAGTCTACGTTATCGATTTTGAGGACCAGTTTGGATCCCCGGAGGCGCTGTATAGCCATTCTATTTGGCCTTTCGTGTGATGATGGTTTTGATGGTGATGCGGACGGCGGGCAGCGGGGAGGCGAGGGCGTCGCCGGAGATGGCGACGTACTCGCTGATGCTGATGCCGCCGACGTCCAGGGAGAGCATGACCTGGGCGACCCGGTCCAGCCAGGCGGTGGCGTCGGCGACGGCCATGCCGGGCCGGGCGGTGACGGTGACCCGCCACGTGGCCCGGGCTTGGGCGTAGGGGAGGTTTTGTGTGTCGCCGGCTTCGACGCCCATGAGCTCGATCCACGCGGTGGCGGGCGGCGGGGTCTGCGGCAGGTAGGAGCGGACGTCGTTCAGTTCGGTGCCGAACGCTGCGCCGAGGACGCCGACCAGGCCTTCCTGGATTTCGGCGCGGCAGTCCGCGATGGTGGGTATCTCGGTCATGCGAGGCCTGGCCTGACGTAGGGAGCGAGCATGGGGTAGACGGCCCGGAGCGGGTCCCGGGCGAGACGCACCGGGCTGCCGGCGTCCGCGAACGCGGAGAAGACGCCGCCGGGACTCAGCATGCGGGTGTTGAGTTCGCGGGCGACTTCGAGGACGGCCCTGTGGGCGATCTTGTCGGGCAGCTCGGAGGCGCCGACGTAGGACCGGACCATCTGGACGGCGGTGTCGATCATCTCCTCGATATCAGTGGGTTCCAGGGTGGAGGCCCCACCCGCGAGGTGCAGCTCGCGGGTGAGGACCAGCCGGAGTTTCTCAAGATCGACGGTGAACGCCATGTCAGCCTTGCTTGAACGTCCAGGGCAGGAGGGCGCCGGGGAACGGACAGTAGTGGACACATTCGCTGTAGATCGCGGTGTCGCGGCGCAGGTCCAGCACCTGGTCTTGCTGCAGCCGGAGCGGCGCCTCCCCGTCGTCACGGACGACGATCGCGCGCTTGTCGTAGAAGCATGCGAGGGTATCGCCGGGGATCGGCACGACGGGCACACCGTACAGGCTCAGCGAGATGGGCTTGGTCGGGTCGATCTTGCCTTCGTTGGCGACGGCCGTGTCGGAGCCGACCCAGCGGAGCAGGCGCTTTTCCTCGCCGAGCGCAGCGATCACCTTGATCAGGTCCCAGGTGAGGAAAAGCCCGTCGATCGAGTACTGATCACTATCGTCGAATGCCTTCTGCGCGTCAATGATAACGTTGCGCAGCGAGACCGCCGTGATTTCGCTGGCCTTGGTGGCGCCGCCGACGGAGTGCTTGGCCGCCGCGGCGACGATCTGCTCACGGACGAACTGGACGTTCCACGCTTCGAAAGCCTTGGCGTGTTTGATGGCGAGTCGCTGCCCGATATCGTCCAGGAACGCAGGGTCGGCACGGTTGATGGTCGCGCGGGTGAGGGACGTGCCGCCCGCGAACGCCGTGACTTTCGCGGTTTGCAGCTCGTCGGTCATGGTCCCGGTCGCCACCTGGGTGCCTTCCGTGTACTCGGCGACCTTCAGAGAGTCTTCCTTGTAGACGGAGTACTGGACGGTCTGGCCCTGCATCGGGACGTCGTGCGTGTACGCCAGGCTATTGGTGACGCGCTTCTTGGCCTCCATTTTGGCTTGGAGGCGCCCGAGCCAGGCGGGCGGCTGGGCGGACTGCCCTACCTTGGTGACGGTGACGTCACGGAAATCAAGCCCTTCGGGGGCGTTCTTGATGTAGTCCCCGTAGGACCGGTACTGGGCGAGGGGGTGCGGCTCGGTGACCTGAGCGGTCTCCACTCGGTCGATCCGGTCGCGGAGGGCGCGGACGTCGGCGGAGATACCGCCGATCGCGTCATCTAGCTTGTCGATAGCGGCGGTTTCTGCCATTTTCTCCCTTTCGATAGTGGCGGAGCGTTGGTCGGTGATTGCGGTGTCTTCGTAGGCCGGGAAGGGCACTACGGATACTTCGTAGAGGGTGGCGCGGGTGACGGCGACGGCGATCCCGTCGTCGGTGCGGGTGATGGTCTGCCCGTCGGAGGCGGGCAGGAATCCAATCGACATTTGGGTGAGGGCGGCGTCGGCGATGAGCTGGCGGACGTCCCTGCCGAGCTGGGTGTCGGAGATGCGGGCGTCGATCACGAGGCCGCCGTCTTCCTCGCGCATGTCGGTGACGACGCCGATGACGTCGCGGTGCTCGGAGAAGAGTTTCACGCCGGTTTCACGTGGAACTAGGGCGCCGGAGTGGATGGTCTCCACGAAGCCTGGCGCTATCTCGGTGGGTGTGTCCAGGGGGACCGCCCGGGCGGTTATCTCCCAGCCGCCGCCGGTCCCGGCGTCGGCGAGGCGCTTGGTGAGGGGGGCGCTACGCCTCCGGATCCGGTTCAGGGTCGCTGCCGGGTGCTCGGTCTTCGCCATCGGCGTCATCTTCTTCCTTTCCTTCTTCGTCTTCTTTGGATAGTGGGTTGAGGCCTTCGATGGCCCGGACTTCGTCGATCGTGAGGAATCCGGCTTCGATCGCGACTTTGTGGGCGGCGTACCGTGTGGTGGTGTCGGGCCTCAGGAAACCGTCAACGTTGAAACGCACGTCATCTGGGAGTAGCTCGGATAGGACGGCTTCGATTTCCCGCATGTACGGCATCAGCGTGTGCCGTACGAAAAGTATACTCTCTTGCTCCATGTTGGCGTAGGTTTTGGAGTCGCCGTCGCCGGAGGTGAGCATGAGCCGTGCCGGGATCCCGAAGATCCTGGCGACGGAGATGACGTTGACTTTGCGGACGTCCAGTAGTTGTAGCTCGGCCGGCGTCAGATAGCACTGTTTGTAGGTGAGGCCGGAGCCGAGCACGGCGACGCCGCCCTCGGGAGTCATCGTCTTGTTGGCGGCGTCCTTCCATTCTTTCGCCATGTCGGCGGAGAGTGTCTGGTCGGTGGTGAGGATCCCGGTGGGGCGGCCGCCGCGTTTGGTCCACTGGGCCGCGTATTGGTGGGCGTCTATGGCGCCGCGGAGTCCGTCGGCCCATGCCTGGATCGGGCCTTGGCCGAGGGGCTCGCCGGGGACGTGGGTGAGCTGCAGCTGGCGGACGTCGGAGACGGTGAGGGAGTCGTAGGTGATGGTTTTGACGCCGGTGGCCGTGTCGATCCTGGCGGAGCACCGGGTCGGGTCGAGGACCCGGACGGGGCCCGCGGCGCCGTCTCGGGGGACGCGGAGCCAGGCGTTGCCGGTCTGGGCGATGGACTGGGTTATCTCGCCGAGGAATCCGGGGAGGGTCTGGCCGGCCGGCAGGATCCGCTGGATCATGCCCGTGGCGGAGCCGCGGGGGCGTCCGAGGGTGCGGGAGTACCGGTCCAGGGTGAGCTGGGATATCGAGCCTTCGAGGATGGCGAGGGCCCGGTAGACGGAGTCCAGCACTCGGGGGTCTTCGCCGGCGTCACGGCGGATGGTGACCCCGTTTTCGACGCGCTGCAGCCGGGGCGGCGCCTGCCGGCCGGTCACCGCCCGGGCGAGGGATGCGAATGGGTTTCGTGCCACGTGGATCACCCTACCATATCTGCAGGACGGGTTTGGATAGATACTTCCCGGCGGCCCACACGGCGAGGGCGGTGGCGCGGAGGGCGTCAATCGGCCCGTCGGACTTGGCGGCGTCGAAATCGACGCCGCGGTTGGTGACGCGGAGCCGGGCGGCGTCGATCGCGGAGATGACGCAGCCGGCCTGGACGTGGGAGACGGTGCCGTCCCTGGACCGGTCGATCAGGGCCTGGCAGGCGTCCTGGTAATCGCTGTAGGCGCCGGTCTGGCCGATGCCGTCGGCGGCGAGGGTCTCGGCGACGAGCCGGGTGGGCCCGGTGGGGTCGGCGACGATCCTCCGGTAGCCGTCCGCCCACAGGTAGCGCAGCCGGGGTTCAAGCTCGCGGACGTCGTTCCCGGACCAGGCGATGACGGTGACGGGGTCTCCGTCATCGTCCAGCCAGGCCGCGGCGATGGTGGCGCCGGTCCCGTCTCGGGAGGCGTCGTAGGCGATGACGGTGTCGCCGGGCCGCCGGTGCTGGGCGGCGGGGTCGTCCTCGGGGATCGCCCTGGCGGTCCACATGGCGACGTCGAAAGCGGCCTTGTCGTCTCCGGCGGTGGGGAGGTTGAGGAATGCACGGCGCCACTCGGCGAGGGGGAGTCCGTCGCCGAGCGCCCGGAGACGCCGGAGAGACTGGGTGTAGCCGATGGCGGGGTGGTAGGCGAGGGTGGCGTCGCCGTACGGGTCCCGGTCGGCCAGGTCCGGGTCGGCGGAGAACTCGAAGAACGCAACCCGAGCTCCGGGGTCCCGGGTGGCGGCCCGGCCGTGGGCGAGTTTCTCATCCCACCATCCGCCGGACGTCGCCTCGGAGCCGCGGGTGGACAGCCGCCAGGATTGGGCGAGCCGCCGAGTGGCCTGGGCTGGCTTGACGGCGGCTTCGATGGCGGTGCCCTGTTCGGGCGTGTACGCCCAGCATTCGTCGGCGGATTCCAGGTCGATCGCGTCGCCGTGGATCGCGGAGTCCGTCGGCGGATACGGTTCGAGATAGGCGCCGGTCGGCGCGTAGGTGAGCCGCTCGGCGCCTTTTCCCCGCAGGACTTCGACGCCGGAGTCTTCCACGGCCGGGATATCGTCCACGTAGGACCGCCAGCGTTTGCCGGCGTCTTTCCCGGTCTGCGCCGTCATCACGGCACGGTGATCGGCGAAGGCAAGCATCCTGTGCAGGTGGATGGCGCCGACCAGGTCGGACTTGCCGGCCTGGCGGGGCACGGAGACCATCACCGTGTGGTACCACCACTCGCCGGGATGCTCGGGGTCCAGCTCGCAGGCGACGTCGGCGACGTACCGCTGCCACGGCATCAGCCGGCGTCCGCGGACACGCTCGGAGACTTCGGCGACCACGGGGCCGAGACTGGGCCGGTCCGGGTCCCGGAGGGTGGCGTAGGCGGCGGTCAGGCCGTCGGGCAGCTGGACGGACACGGTCACAGCCCCATCGATCGGGCCGTGACGGCTTCGATGACGGTCTGCAGCGTGTCGAAGACGGAGCCGGTCTTGGCCGGCGGCTTCGGGAGCATCTCAATGCCGTCCAGGAGCTGCCTGGCGAGCTGGGTTGTGGCGACGGATACTTTCGCGGCGCAGAGACCACGGTCCAGGGCCTTCGCCGTGGACAGCATCACCACGGTTAGCAGCTTCGTCCGGTAATCGAGCAGGTCCTCCCCCTCAAGATCCTCGATCAGGTCCTTGACGGCGTCATGGATCGGGGATTCGTCTCGAACCTCAAGGTCGAATAGTGGCATTTTCACTCCTTTTCGCCGTTTTTTCCGAATTTTAGATGATTTGGGGGGAAATG